TGGTGATGCGCTCCGGTACGTCAAGGACCAGACCGAGGCCGTCTGCCTGAAAGCCGTGGAAGAGAACGGCTATGCGCTCCAGTACGTCAAGGACCAGACCGAGGCCGTCTGCCTGAAAGCCGTGGAAGAGAACGGCTATGCGCTCCAGTACGTTCTTTCATCGGAGCTTTTCGTCAAAATCGCTGCACAACTTAAAATTGCGATCGACCAATAAACAATTGAGGACATAACGTGGAGAGAGGAAAATGACAGCAGCAGCTGAGAGACATAGATTCATCATATCGGGCGGCCGCATCGTCCAGGGCAGCCCGACCTTCAAGCAGGATAAGGACTACTACGGCAAGCCGAAGGAGAAGCCCAACTGGTTCCTCGCTGTTGCGGTGCCGAAGAGTCATCCGTCAGCGTCGACGGCGCTCAACACGATCATGCAGATCGCCTGGAACGGATACCAGAACGCACCGAACATCTTGCAGCAGATACAGGCAGGACTTGGTGGTAACTTCCGCTGGAAGGTGGAGGACGGCGACGCAGCGATCAACGCCAGCAAGGAGGGATTTGCCGGCTGTTGGGTATTCAACCTCAGCACGAGCCTTGGCGTGCCGCCCTGCGTCAACATGAACTACCAGCCGATCGACCCGAATTCCGTCCGCACCGGCCACTACGCCGACGTCGCGGTGAGCTGCCTGGTCAACGGCCTTCTCGACGCGAACGCCGGCGTCTACCTCAATCCGGACATGATCATGGTCACCGGCCTGGGACAGGAGATCCAGAGCGGGCCGCCAGCACAGCAGCTCTTCGCTGGTCACGTTCCGCAGGTGCCGGCCGGCGCGAGCCCTACGACACCGGGCTTTGCCCAAGGTGCGGTGGCAGGCGCGACGACGGGCGGCCCTGCGGCTACTACCGCTCCCGGTTTCTCCCAGGCGACTGCATCCCCTTTTAATACGCCGGCGGTCGGACCGGGAAACGCCGCTCAGGTTTTCCCGGGCGCAACGCCGCATCAGGGCTTCGGGAGGTAGCGATGTTCGAACTGAGAGCTTGCAAGCTCCTGCCGTGTCACTGGATCGTCCATAGGCTTGACAATCTCGGACGGGCAGTCGAGTGGTGGATTACACCTCGTCGATTAGATGGCTGGTTAGATCGGATCAAATTGCCTGCGGGACACGCATTGGCGACGATTGTCGTCCCGCAGCACCTCATGTTTTTTCCTAGGCGCTACGTCGCCGAATGAGATTTATCAGACACGACACGACGCGACGAAACCACGTCGCGTCGTCCTTGGGCCGGCGCCAGATGACCGGCGTATCGTCGTCGACATTTTCAAAGTTCTCCTTGGTCAGTTTCACCCTATGCCGCCTTCCGTTTCGCAATTCGCCAGACATTTGCTTCTCCATATAAGTCGCCGGCCGCCACCCACTGGGCCAGCCAGCCGCGTGCGCCGCATACCGTCGTGCGCGGTACGCCTGGAAACAGTTTAGCGATCTGCGACTGAGACGCCACCACTTCACCGCCATACCGGTCGATATGTGCGCGAATGATGCGTAGACCCTCGTCCTTGGTGAGCCGCTGCTTTTGCTCTTGCTCTTGCTCTTGCTCTTGCTCTTGCTCTTGCTCTTGCTCTTGCTTCCCGCTCGTGAAGATCCGACCAAAGCCGGTATAGATGTCCTCGAGGCCGGAGTAGCCGAGAAGCGCGCCGCCCTGGCAGATCATAACGAATATCGCCGCTACAACCATGGAGCCCTCAGGTGACATGGTGTCCGTGCGGGCCGTGGCTATCTTGTCGCCCTGACTGTCGGCATCGATGACCTGCGCGCGGTAGGCGTCGCGGGCTTCGGCCTGGCTCTGACGCTCGAGCGCCCTGGTATAGGCTTCGGCGGCTGCCTTGCACCGCGTGACGCGCTGGCAGGCGCCTCGCTCGCCGACTGCGGTCTCCGCGGCTGCGGTCTGCTCGTCGGCGGTTCTCTTGGCCGTGAGGGCGATCTGCCTCAGGGCCTCGGTGTCGCCGGTCTCGGTGATGGTGGCGAGACGATCGCGCGCGAGCCTGGCATCCTGTATCTTGACGGTCTTCTGCCGGACGATCTCCGCGCTCTCGGCTGTCGCTTTATTCATCGAACCGGCATAGGTCATCCAGCCCGCCCATGCGGCGGCCAGGAGGCAGATCGCCTTGAGCACTCCCTGCCACCCGCGCCAGGGCAGGATGACGATTAGCAGGGCTGACGCCGCGGCGATATGCGCAAACTGCGGATTGATCGACGTGAAGTGGTTCAGGTTGTTAATGACGTCGGTCCGCACGAAGAACGCGGCGAAGCCGACAAAGACCAGGCCGCGCAAGATTTGCGCGCCGGGTGATGCGGTGGTATCTTGCATGACTTAGCTCCTTTGTTAGTGACTGATCCGGCGGAACACGGCCAATTTGTTCCGCCGAATGGAATTTACTTATGCTCACTGTAGCATTGCCACTGGGTAACAGAACCCGCATTCGTTGTAGTAGGGAAGTTCAGCACCTGCGATCCAGGCCGTCTCCCAGGCTTGGAAGTCTTTCAGGAGGTCAACGACCTCGCCCAGGAGGGGATTGCGCTTGAAGTCTTCTGGATAACCGCAACCGGTCGTTAGGTTGCTGAATTCTTCGTAAATGATTGTGATTGCTTGGTTTTCAACTTCACCGTAGTGCTTGAGGATATATTCACACACTTGGTGACATTGCGTATTGCGGGTGACCTTCATGATTCTTTTGGGTGTGCATGTCATATCGTTTCTCCTCTCGGTTCTCTTCTCGTCTCCCGGCTCTTCAGGGCTCTCATCCCCTCTCTTCCGGCTTTTCGGGTTTTCCTGGGTCTCCGCTTGGGTCTCCGACCTTCCAGGTTTGGGCTGTCCCGTCGCCCTGTCTATGAATATAATATAGCTAGTAATGTTGAGTGAGTCAACAATAAAAATGCGTTGACTTAAATTTTTTTTGATACGATAAATATTTTAGGAGGTAAAAGTCAATGACCGGAGATGAAGCAAAGCAGGCGAGGCGAAAGTTACGCCTCAATCAGCAGCAGCTGGCTAAGCTGTGCGGGATCAGACGTGACTGGGTCTCGCAGATCGAATCCGGCAAGAGCCCTGTGCCGGTCTATCTGCAGACTATCCTGAGGCTCGCGCAACACACGCCCAGCGGTCTCGATACCTGTCTGGAGGCCGTTGATGCAGCTGACTGATGAGCAGGAGGTTGCGGTCTCAGCGTTTACGACCGGCGAGAGCCTGCGCCTGGTCGCCTACGCCGGCGCCGGCAAGACCTCGACGCTGACGGCGATGGCCGCTGCGCGCCCCGAGAAACGAGGCCTGTACGTCGCGTTCAACAAGGCGATAGCGGACGACGCCGCGCGCAAGTTTACCAACACGCGTGTTGAGTGCCGGACGGCGCACAGCCTGGCGTTTCGCGAGGTGGCAGGCATGGGTTACGCGACGGAGAAGATGACCGCGTCGCTCACGGCGAAGTCCTCGGCGCTCAACTTTAGGAACATGGCCGCCTTCTACAATGTCGAGGTCTCGCCGTCGCTCTTCGGGCAGCTTACCCTCGGTACACTCCGACGGTTCTGTCAATCCGATGACCCCGAGGTCGCCCTCGCGCACGTCCCGGCCGCTGCCCGGCCGCTGGCCCGGGAGCTGCGGCGTTCGGTGGCCGATGCCGCCGCGGATCTCTGGGCGCGCCAGACGGACCCGTGTGATCCCATGCCCCTCGGTCACGACGGCTACTTGAAGGTCTGGGCACTGAGTAATCCACGGTTGGACCAGTCCTACGCCTACCTGCTCATCGATGAGGCGCAGGATCTCAATCCGGTACTGATCGGTGTCGTCGCCCGGCAGGAGTGTCAGGTGGTGGCCGTCGGGGACCCCTGGCAGCAGATCTATGAGTGGAGGGGTGCCCGTGACGCCCTGCGGGTCCTGCCGGGCCGCGAGCTGCGGCTGACCCGGTCCTTTCGGTTCGGCGAGAAGATCGCGGCCTACGCCTGGCGGCTCCTCGAGGCCTGCGGCGAGACGCACCGGCTCTGCGGCACGAGCGCCGCGGGCAGCGTGACCCGGCCGGACTCCCTCCCGGAGGCGCTCCTCTGCCGCACGAACGTCGGTGCCGTGCGCTGGATCATGCGCTACACGGATCTCGGCTCGCCGGTCTGCGTGCCGGGTGGCGTCGGTCCCGCGCTCGCTCTCGTACGTGATGCCGAGAGACTCCAGCGTGGCTACGCCGCCGAGACGCCGGAGCTGCTCGGATTTGACTCCTGGCCGGAGGTGGTCCGCTACGCCGAGACCGAGGAGGGCGCCGGCCTGCGGGCGGTCGTCGAGCTCGTCGAGCGCTACGGCATCGAGCGGCTCAAGTCATATCTCGATCAGGTGATCGCGCGGCCCGTGCCTGACTGCGTGACGATCAGTACGGCCCACCGGGCCAAGGGCCTGGAGTGGTCGCGGGTCGAGGTGGCCGACGACTTCGGCCGGCACGGGGAGATCCCGCTGGCGGAGAGAAGGTTATTCTACGTGGCATGCACGCGCGCGCGGTACGAGCTAGCAGTCGAGCCAGGAGTGGCCGCGGGTTATTTGAGAAGTGGGGATGAATCATGAAACGTTCAGGAAAGTACATCATTTTTAACAACGGTCAGATGATCGGGATCGATACGATTTTGTTTGTAATCTTTATATTGATCATTGGAATCTTAATTTTATCAACGTCAGCATTTAGCGCTACACATCGGGAAGCTGTTCTGAGGGTTCTTCGTGATCCGAACAGTGCGATATTTGGTCCGAGTTACATTGGCAAATATGGCGCTGGCTGCGGTCTGGTGAACGCAAGGAACGGCTTTGGGGGAATGTCCGGTATGCGACGATACGTAGTGGCCGGAAGGATAACGATGATTGATGACGGAAAATTAGCATTTGAAATGACTTGGAACGATCTTTGTAAATTAAAATGACTGAGGTCGTCTACGACACCGAGACCTTCCCCAACTTTTTTCTCTGCGGCCTGCAGGTCGCCGGCGTGCCCGGCTGCTACTTCTATGAGGTGTCGGCCCGACGGAATGACGCGCCCACTCTTGCAGCGATCTTGCCCACCTTCCGGCGTATGGTCGGCTTTAACAACCTCCACTTCGATTATCCCCTGCTCCACCACCTGCACGCCATGGTCGCCTCCGGCGAGGCCGCGGCGATCGGCGGCGAGGCGACGGCGCTCCGCTTGTTCAACCTGGCGCAGGAGATCATTGACGCCGGCCCTGCGTCCCGCGGCAAGTATCGCGTCTGGGAGCGCCACCAGCTCTCGCCGCAGCTCGATCTCTTTCTCCTCCACCACCTCGACAACCGGGCGCGGATGACCAGTCTCAAGGCGCTGCAGGTGGCCATGCGGTCGCCTCGTGTGCAGGAGATGCCGTTCAAGGTCGGTTCCGTGTTGACATCAGAGCAGATGGATCAGACCATTGATTACTGCGCCAACGACATTAGCGAGACGGACCGCTTCCGCGCCTCCTCCGCCGATGAGATCGCCTTCCGCGAGGAGCTCGGCGAGCGGTATCTCAACATGTCAGACGCCGCCATCGGCAAGGACATCATGAGACGGGAGCTCGAGGCGCGGAAGCCCGGCTGCACGCAGCTCTCCACCGTCCGGAGCACGGTCCCGCTCGCCGATGTCATCCTGCCGTATATCCAGTTTCGGCACCAACCCTTCCGGGAGGCCCTGGATCGCTTCCGGAATGTGGTCGTATGCTGTGACGCCGTCCGCGACGCATTCTCCGGCGCGTCGGCTCACCACCGAGGGTTGACCTACGACTTTGGCGTCGGTGGTCTTCATGGCAGCGTCGGACCAGCGGTCGTCATGGCGGACTCGGACCGTGAAATCCTCGACGTCGACGTTGTGTCGTACTATCCCACCTTCGCCTTCACCAACGGCCTGTACCCCCTCCACCTTGGCGCCGTCTTCTGCGAGTGTAGCCGCGAGCTGTTTGCCAGGCGCCAGCGGCACGCGAAGGGCACACCGCAGAACAAGGCGCTGAAGCTCGCCAACAACGCCGTCTTTGGTGATAGTGGCAACCCGTATAGTCGCGGGTTCTACGATCCGGCCTTCATGCTCGCCACGACGATCAACGGCCAGCTGCTCCTGTGCATGTTGGCTGAGGCATTGACGGAGATCCCCTGCCTCGAGGTCCTGCAGGCGAACACTGACGGACTCACCGTCCGGTTCCCGCGTGCCGAACGTCAGCGGGTCGATGCGACCCTTGCCTGGTGGGAGGCCGGGACTGGCCTGAAGCTCGAGAGCACGTCATACCGCCGCCTGTGGATCCGCGACGTCAACAACTATCTCGCCGAGCGGGAGGACGGCAAGGTGAAGCGGAAAGGCGCCTACGAGTATGACTTCTCATGGTGGCAGGATCCGAGCATGCCAGCGGTGGCCAGGGCCACAGAAGCCGCGCTCGTGCGAGGCGAGGACGTCGAGACGTTCCTGCGGCGCCGCCTGGCGGAGGATCCATGGGACTTCCTGATCCGCGCCCGCGTGCGGGGCCGCGATCGCCTCGAGTGGGGCGGTCGGCCCGCCCAGAAGACGACGCGATATTACGTCAGCCGCGGCTGGCGCGGGGCACCTCTCGTCAAGATCATGCCGCCGTTGGCCGGCAAGACGACGGAGAGACGAACGGTCCTGCAGGAGGGGCGGCCGGTCGTGCTCTGTGACGTATTCGACGGCCAGCCGCCCGACGACGTCGACCTGACGTGGTATGCCCGGCAGGCCCAAAAACTGCTATTGACCAAGCTATGGTAATTGCCCTATATTGACCTAGGGTCGGCGATAGAGAACGCAACGGTGCCCAAATTCCGCTCTGTCGTCGCGGGATCTCGCCGACCCAGCAGTCATCGGGGGAAAACATGGCTCAAATCTATCATGGAAAAATGACCATTCTGGAAGCGGGCAGGCGCGCACTGGCCCGAGCCTGGCGCCGTGACTTGGAGCGCCAGATTGCAAATATTAAAAAGCCCAAGTCCCATCTTCTGAAGAGCGTACTGGCGTGAAAGCGGATCTGCTTCGTCCGGAGCGATTACGTGCACTGAGGGCGGCTGTTTCCGCCGCGCTCTTTGCGTCCGTGGCCGACAGCCGACGCAGGAATTTGCGCAGGCACCTGGACCTCATAGATCGAATAATCCGCTACCCAGAGGCGGATCTGACGGACCGGCGAGCGGCAGACTCAGCGGGGTCGCTCGCCGGTCGGGAGAGAGCATGACAACGCAAAAAGAAGTATTTGAGCGATTGGCCGATCTGGCTAACGGCATCAGGGCGGAGGCGGCAGCGGCCGCGATATCCAGGTTTCCGTTGGACTTTTCCGACGAGTTTCTGCGTGACACCGCGATAGACGAGTTGCGGGACCGAGGGCTCTACATACTGGAGACGCTTGACGACCTTTCGGACGAGAAGCGCGCCGCTCTCCTTGCAATGGCTGGATTTAGCGAACTACTGACGATTGCTAAGGAACACGGAGATTACAGCTTTGAAGGTGCCTGCTCAGAGCTCGAGCCAGAAGAAACCGACATTCGGAAGCTCTGTGAGGACCATGACATTGAACTACCTGGCGAAGACGACCTGCGACCTCATGACGTGACCAGGATCGCCGCGCGGCTGGCGTTCTCGAATAATCCCTTCGAGTTTAGCGGTCTGCTCCGCGATCTCCGGGAGGCGTTCAAGGCGGCTGGTGTCAGTTGCGCTGAGACGTTTGAGCTTTAGGAGCGGGAGGCGCGCCACGAAGGCGCGCCGGGGGGAGGAAACAAGTGAAGAATATAGAAGAACTCCAGCGGTTTCGCAACTGTCTCGCGCTTACCATCTGGACAGATACGGGCTGCGATGTGATCACCGCCTATCGGCTTGCCGGACGAGCGATTTCTCAGACTGCCGTCAGACTTGGCTTTATGACGCCGTTTGACGCTGAGACGGCCATGACGGTAAAGACGTCAAATGCGCTTGAAGACGGCCGCGTACTGAGCGTACCTCTCGATCTTGCTCACCAGGGATGCACCGCCGATGGTGGCCAGTGCCGCGTTGATGGCCGCCAGATTTGTCGGTGTGAGCAGCTCCGGAAATACTCCCAAAGCAGCCACGACATTTACGACGCCGGCCAGCACGATGGTGATATAGGTCTTGTATCCCGTCAACCTATTGCCGAATAGCAGATCCAGGACGGTAGGCTCGACAGGGGGTGGAGGCTCGACGGCGAGCATCGGAACCTCGTGCATCGGCGGCACAACGGCGGGCACGACCCCACTGAGGGTTTTCTCAGTTTCCTGCATGACTTCGAGCACCTTGGACAGTCCAAGACCGGAGAGGATGCCGGCGATCGCGGCGGGCGTCGTTTCGGTCGCCGTCTCGCCGACCTGCCTTAGCGCCGCGGCCAGTGCCATGCCGGCGATTCCTTCATACTTCGTGCCTATCGCCGACATCAGGAGCGGTGCCGCGTGATCAAATGGTTCGAGAATTTCTTTCAGGTTCTGCACGGGCTCCTCCTCCATCAATATTTTCAGTATCGCGACGACGCCGACCTGCTGCGACCAGGCATGTGGATCCCAAACGCCGTCGGCAACGTATTTCCCGCACTGCTGCAGCGTGGTGCCGTTCCAAAGATATGGGGAGTTGATTTTTCGGTAGAGCAGATACCCCCAACCGTTAAACCCTTCGGCCGTGTAGCACATAAAAGGAATGGACCAATTTTTGAGCCCGATCAATCCTTTAATGGCTAATGCGTCAGTTGCCGACTCCTCCCAGGTGTAAGAGCGCCCGTTGCGCGGCGCGGCGTGCGGTCGACCTGCGGGCTCGTGCCTGGTCCGTGTCGTAAGCGGATCCCCATTATGCAGATGGGTGCTAAAATTGCAGCTGCTTTCCATGTGGTGAAGCACGCCGACCAACAATCGCGGAACACCAGTCGCCGCCTCGACGGCGGCATAGCGTGTCATCCCAGCTCGCACGCGATCAGCCGCAGCGCAGGCACGCGCGCGCCATGATGGTAATATAGCTGCCTGACGCCAGAGATTGTCATAGCCTTGATTGGTTTGAATGAATGTTGGCATGGCAACCTATCTAAAAGATGCCGCTGCAAATGCCGAATCTACATTAGCCATATTGTTTTCTATTGTGAGGTTTACTTGTGTACTTGCAAAAGCATCAGATGCTCCAGTGTGCAAATTTGATGTTTCAATAACATCTTCATATCTTTCAGTTAAACCAGTCCACGAATTTGCAGTAGTATCTGTGCAAAATAAGACTGCAAGTGCTATGCCTCCCGCATTTACATTAAGAGATACTGATAAAGTTACACCAGAATCTGTTGCTGTAGCTGTTGCAGTTGTTGACTGTAAGTTCTTAGCGACAAAAACACCGATGCCGCAGCGTATTACAACATCACTCCATGTTACTTCCACTGTGCCACTTGCCGCACCAGTAGCAGGTGCAATGTAAATAGCAGCAAAATTATCGTTCGTGTCTGGAGCGTGATCTATAAAAGCAACAGCGCTTGCTGCTTGACCATCAACAGTGACAGAACTTATAGTGCGAGGGTTAATTGCACGAGCAACAATAAGAACAATTATATAGTCAGATGCGGTTGCCGTGCTAAAGCTTTGTGTAGTAAATGTCTGTACACTAGCATCAGTTGTATTTACGGAACTATCTGTAAATGTAATCGTTGCAGCAACAGCAGCGGCAGCGGCAGCGGCACCAACCGGAAACCATCCAGGTAAAAAATTCATGTTCCTTTCGCTTTCTTGCTGCTCACCACAAAATGATTAGCAGCAACACAGTAAATCATCAATAGATACCAGCGTGTACTATCACAATCCGTTATCGTCGGCACTTCTCCCAAATAATTACTCGCAAATGTTATTGTTCGATCTGTCGCATCATTACCCTGCACGAGTATCGTTCGCCAAGTGCCAGGGATACCATTTGACGGATTGCCGATCTGACGATTTGCCGTGACCGTCAGCGTGAAATTGATGGCTGCCGCCCAATTAACCACCACAACCGCTGCGTCACTAAGTGCTTCGGCTACGGCTGCCGTGCGCAAGTGGCCGGCGTCAATGAGATGACCTGGCACAGCTGCCTGTACGCCCGCCACCGTTCCCGCCACGAGGGGGTCAGTTGGTGAACCCTCAGCAACCGTTGCACCGCGAATTGAAGTACCGTCAGTTGCGGAAAATTCAGCGATTTGTCCGACTGTCGCAAAACCGGGACCGACTACGTCGCCATCGGCGCCGTCGACACCGCGCGGTACAAAATTCACCGTTACACGTTCTGACGTCGTGAAAGTTCCAATCGTGCCGAGCGACGTCACTGCCACCTTAGAATATGTCCCGCCATCGGTCACCGAACCCGTCACCTGAAATACTGCTTCAGCGGTACCGGCTACCGACCTGACGATGAGCACCCCGCGATCGCTCGTAATGCCGTAGTCATCAATCCGGGCAACCCAGACCGACACGTCAGCTCCGAGGTCGTCAACATCATCGATGTAGATTTGCGTCGTCAACGCCGCAGACGCATTGTTGAATCGCAATACGCCTGCGCCCGGATCCGCATCGCCTGTGCTGTCGCTGAAAGTGTAAGAAATGTCGAGCGGCAGCAGGTCACCTTCGGCCGCCGTGCCGATCGCCACATAACGCCAATCCTGGGTGAACGCGCCATACGTTGCGGTGACCCTGTATGCGCCACCCGCAACGTGAAATGCTGCCAAGCCGTCGACGCCGACGGTGAACGGATTACCCAGAATCGCTATTCCATCGCGGTCTGAGTAGATCACCGCCAACGGTGCGCCCGCCGTCTCACGACGTACTGTCACCTGAGCACCGGGCAGAATATTGCCTTCGGTGTCAACGATCGTCGCCTGCCAACGTCCTAGCGCCATATTACGCCTCTGTCCATGTGAGCACGATCGCACCTTGCCGGCCATTTCCGGCTACAGCAAATCGTGAACCGCCACCGCCGCCGCCGTAAAGGCCGCCATTGCCTCCCGCCGCATTGTTTCCACCACCGCCGCCACCGCCGCCCGGTCCTGCGGAAACGATGGGGGTGACGGTCTGTGTCCAAAGCTGCTCACCGTCCCCGCCAAGGCCGCCGGCTTGACCGTCGTTACCGCCTTTTCCGCCTCCGCCTTCGTCGCCGTTTGGAGTGCTGGCGTTCCCGCCGCCGAACGAAAAACGGTTATCCCCACCATCTCCTCCGGTGCCACCGCTTGCAACGGCGCCAATGAAGCCGCCATCCGCTCCGCCACCGCCCGAACCGGCTTGCTGACTCTCCGCGCTGTTGTCACCGCCTTGTGCGCCGTTTCCGTGTGGTCCGGCCGCTCCGCCACCACCGCCGCCGCCGGCTCGTGCATCGCCCATGGGTGCGCCGTCGCCGCCGTCTCCGCCGCTGTATTTGACGGTGCCAATGCCTTGCGATGCTTGGCCACCGGCAGCGCCATTCCTACCGATGGCGCCACTTCCACCTTTAGCCCCAACGTCCGATGTCGCGAGAGTCACACCACCAAAATACGTGTCGTCGCCATCTTCACCGGCGCTTCCCTCGATTTGTCCACCTAACCCGCCATCTCCAATAAAATATTGCTCACTGGCGCCGAATGTAAAATTAGTAATTTTGGAATACGCACCAGCGCCTCCGCCGCCTCCGCCGTTGGTTGGCGGGAATTGATAGCCGCCGCCGCCGGCCCCTATTGTTTCGATCGTATTATTCGCATCGTTCCAAGTTGCAGGTCTGCTAAGACTCGAGAGCGTGCCAGAATTACTTAAAATGATTACATTTTGCAAGACCACGACACCGGACGCGAGCATCTCCTCAGCTTCAATATGGATTTTGTCGGAAAATATCGAGACCTGCGTTACTTGAATTGGCACGGGTACCCGCGCACCTGTGCTATCCTGACTCCCCCACCATTCGACCTGGTAACCGGCCGCTGGTGTGACCGTTTCACCTGCCACCAAGTCGAACGCAAAAGCACGCGGCGGATCCCTAAACCGACTGAGTTGCAGGCTGTTAAGCCGCGTGGCCGCGGTGAGCGTTTCGACCCATCTGGCGGTTATCTTAGTAACAGCAGCGGACCCATATTCGGTTTCTCGTCCCAGATCGACATCGGCAAGAGCGGCGCGGTAGTTGTCCTCGCCACCGTTGCGATTGGTCGGATCACGCTGCCCGTAGAAAGTCCATATCTGGGAGATGCGTTTATTTGGCTGCTCCTGCACACTGAGAGAACCATCAATGATGCGGTCCTCATCAAACAAATCCGTATCGGTAGCAATTTCACGCAGGACATTCAGTCGTACCTGCTGCGCGCGATCATCCCACCAAACGGCCAGCGCCGCTTGCTGCACAATCTCTGACAGCAGGGTACGGACGGACGTCGGCTCGGTGATCGTGGCCGCGTATATGACGCCGAGATAGGCGGTCGTCTCTGCTTGCCAATCAGTCAACGAAATATATTCTGCAGGAACACCGGCATAATTGACCAGGAGGTCGTAAACGATGTCGGCAACATCTGTGCCCGGATATCTGAGCACCAGCTGCACGCGATCCCCGCTATCATGCGTCTGTGCCTGCGATCCGAACTGAGCACGGGTGATTGTTAACGTGTCACTAATTCGTGTGAACGCCACGACCTCAGATCCGCCGAGACAGACATAGCCGGAAGCTGGGTATTCAAGATCGCCTATACCGGTTGGCGCGAGAATAGCACTGACATCAACAGCCGTAAGTGAACCGGCAAGCTTGCCGTTGCTGACATCAGGCGCCTGTGCGCGATCCTCATCCGCATACTTGAGGATATCTTTGGCTTCGATCGTGTAAACGCCGGCCGTATTCGGACCGTCTGTTACCTCAATTACATAGTAGCGTGTCTCCATCTCGGCTATGGTCTGCCCGACGAGACCGCGTATCAGCCGCAACGGCCGGCCGCGCAGCTTGGTACCATAACGACCACGCCATTTTCCCCAAAATGTCCCTTGGTCATACGGTTCCCCGGCAAAAATGTGCAGATGGTCGCGCAATGTCACCTTGAGCGATGCACGCTGACCGAGATTCTCACCGAGAGAGATACGAGCAGGCGTAAAACTGACGTTATCGATCGATGGTATGCATTCGATGTCACCCGGAAGATACGACGTCGGGATCGCAAATCGGAACGTCTGCGTCGCTTCTGGTGATTGTTCCGTAAACGTCGGCACGTCAATCTCAACGTAGGTCAGCGAATGACTCATACCACACCTTCCACGTTAAGACTGACCTGCATCATGCCATTGCTGAGTTGGTTCGCGGGTTCGGGATCGTCGGTCAACCAGACATAACCCACCTCAGTCGAATATGTACCAGGGCGCCAAGCAAAGAAAAACGGGATCTCTTTAGCCTCGACAAGAAACGGATCCATATGGCTGCGATACCATGACGGTGTCAGGTTTTTAAGTGCGATTGTTGTACTTACTTTCTCCCCTAATACAATTCGTCCGAGAAAATTACCACTAATACTACGATGATTGGCGACATTGAGATGACGCCCAAATTTAATTGGTGTGTGACCAACATAAATGCGGCGCTGCAATACGAGCAGCTCGCCGACATACATTATAGCCAGATATGGCGTTACCGGTGTTGCAGCCTGGCTCGGCTGAATGCGTAGCCGGATGGAGTGCAGGAACTGAGGATCGAACCTGAAGATAACAGGACCGTCATCGGATAGTAGGCGCGGGGTGATGAGCTCGAACCACGGATCTGGGGAACCGCCTGGCGCCTCTGTAGTGCCCTCCACCGATACCGGCGCCGAGCTGGTGCCAAAATTGTGCACCGCAATACCGAGATAATCGACTTGTTCGACAGTGTTGAGTGTTATGGTGATGTATTCATCACTGCTCGGCGATCCCGCTCCAGACTTCCAACGTAAATGCGTCGCCGGATTAGCTAAATTAACAACTGGAAAATCTGCATCCTCGGTCGTTGCCGCAATATTTGTGGTAGTGACCAGATTTTGATACCCGATGATGGGCGAATTAGTATTTAGCCCATCTACACCAGCAACAACGGTTAAACTGGATGATATGATGACACCGGTCATGCGAGCACCACCTGACCACCGTCGCGTTGATATTGAAGTAATTGCTGCGCAAGCTCGCGGACTGAAGTGCCGCTCATCATTGTTCCCGAAGTAAGTCCGCGTACCGTCAGTACTTGGCTGACTTGACCTGCGCCTCCACCGGCATTCGGATTAACTGCGGCAGCGCTAGCACCGGCTCCGCCTCCCCCACCGCCGTCTTTAGTCGTTTTGCGGATGTTGGCAACCTGTACCAAGCCGGCAGCAAGCGCCGCAGCTGCAGCGACATAATTAAACGGCGGTGGAAAAGAGGCGAGTGCTTTGGTGACTGCTTCGTAGGTATTGATGAGCGCCACCGCAATGGCAACAGCCTTGGACTTGCTGAAAGCCTGCTGAAGTGAGGCGGCGATACTAGATGCCATACTGGCATAGGCGTTCATGCTGACATAGGCCGCCTGCTGCATGGCCGTGCCGTATCGTTCGGCGGATATTTTTCCGGCATCGAAGGCGGCCTGCAGTTTCTTTTGGCTGTCGACCATGATCTCGGTCGGCGTTCTAATCTGCTCGGCAAGTTGTACGCCTTGCTCGGCCAGTTTCTTCTGTTCGGCCTGCGCCAGTTTGGTAAGCTCGGCCTGCTTCATAGTTGCAGCTTCGGTTATGGCCGTGGCTTTAACGTTGGCCATCGCGAGTTTTTCGGCCTGAACACCTGACGCTTCCCCGGCCGCACTGGCCGCTCGTTCCATCTCCGCCGCCAGTGCTTCGTTAGCGCCCTTCACACCCTCAACGACTGTCTGCAGCTGCGAACCGGCATCAGCTCCGAGGCCGGTCATCTGTTTGAATCTGTCGTATACAGCACCTATGGCGTTGCCGAGACGCTCGAAAGCAGCTGCCATCCCATCAATTATTGGTTGTAGTTTGTCATAGAGCCACGTCCGGGCCGCCTCATAAATGGCAGCAAACCTGTCAGTGACGGGGGCCATTGCGTCCTTGATCACCTGCCAACTCCGTAGTTGGTGATCTCGTACGTTATTCATGACCTGTACCGTTTGATGGGCCACATCAGTGAACTTATCGCCCAGCCACGTCTTAGCTGCGTCATAGACGCTGACGAATGAATCCTTCAATGAGACGGCGGCTGATTTAATCTCGTCCCAGTAAGCGACGATCGTCCCGGTCGCGACGCCGATCGCCGCTGCAGCGGCCGCAAAGGGTATGGCGAACGATCCGAATATGAGAGCGATTGTACCGGCCACGGCTCCAAGTGCAAGGAGTGCGGCACTCACGCCGCCTGTGACGACTATGATCGTCTGCATCTCGGGAGAGAGACTGCCAAACGATAAAGCCAGGTTAGATACTCCCTCGGCGAGAGTCAGAAACCCCGCACGGTCCATCGCTTTTCCGACCTGCTCGAGCGCATCGCCAAAAGCCACGGTCACTTTGTTCAGCCGGCCCTCGATCGTATTCGCCTGAGCCGCAGCGGCGCCGCCAAACTCCTTGGAGATCTCTTTGAGAATGATGGCCTGGGCTTTGAGGATGTCTCCCGACTCCATCAGCGTCTTGATCTGCTCACGCTGCGACGCCGTAAACGCGACACCAACGCGCCGCAGCGCGGTGATGCCCTTCACCGGGTCATTGAGGGCCTTACCGAGCTGGATGGTCGACGACTGTAGATCCTGCCGCAGCACGGCAGAGAGGTTGATAGCCGCGAGCTGCGCCTCGCGAAACGTCGACCCGGCGACGTTGGTGAAGGTGAGCAGGTTGGCTGTCACCTCCCGCATGATCTTGTCGTCGTCGATGTTGGTAAGCGTCTTGAGGCCCTGCGCTATGGCAGCGAGCTTCTCGGTCGTGAAGCCGGCCGCTCCACCTGTGCTCTTGATCACGGCCTCGACGGTGGCGAACGCGGCCTCGGCGTCACCAGCCGCCTTGAGGGCCGAGGTCGCCCAGGCAGTGAATTGGCCGACGATGAAGGCACCGCCAAGGGCCATGCCGAGGCTGCGCGCACGCGACGACAGTCGATCCATCACCGACTCGGCCTCACGGCCGCCGCGATGAAACTCACCGGCGTTCATGGCCAACGTAACGCGCAGTGCGCCTATCTCAGCTGTGGCCATAGGCTTCCTCGTAGATCTCGGCGACCTCGTCCTCAGTCATCTTGCCGTACATCTTAGTCGGCCTGACCGCTTCGATCAGCCACCAGAGCTCTTGTGGATCGCACGCCCAGAACCGATCAGGCGTTAGCCTGCCACTCCCGACGAGCGCCTGGTAGAGCGCTTTGACGGTTTGACCACGGCCGTGGACGCGTTTCCCCTTGGCGCGGCCTCCATCGCCGGCGGCACCATGAGCGCCATGAGAGTGTTGACGCCGGTGACGATACGCTCTCTCACCGCTCCCGGATCGCCCTCAAAGATGCCGGCGTAGACCTCGTCGTCCGTGATCCGGCCCCCGGCATAACGGAGCAACGCGCCGAAGGCTCGCGACAGACGAGCCAGGCGCATGCGTCCGGTCTGCGCCTCCTGCGCGAGCTCAGCCATGGTGAGATGCTCTTCGACCACGGCTACGGCACCGAGCACCCGGTCAGGCGGGATGACGTAGCTCTGATCAGCCCATGTCAGTTCTACAGGTGCAAACATCGTCAGGCCGTATAGGTGACTGTGCCACTGCTCATCAATGTGGCCTCAAATGTGGAGGCATCGTTGTACGGTTCGGTTTCGGTATAAGAGCTCAGATAGAACGTGCCAGTGATTATCGATCCTGCTGGATACTCCAACCGGCAGGCCTGCGTTCGTTGATTTGAGAACCAGGCGGCCTTGAGTCGCGTGTCCTTGGTCACGCCGCTGATGCTGATGCCGACCTCATCCTGTGCCGAGGTATTGTCGAGCAGGATGCGCACGCCTAGATCCTCATCACTGGTCACGTCGATCGGCTCGCCGTTCAGCTCCAGGCCTTTCTCCCTCACCCCTAAAATCTCATCGGCCGGAGATACCCCACCGAAGAAAAACCGCACCTGCCTGCCGACTCTTCCGGCCATCTCAGCCTCCTGTCCAAACTATGTAATCTTGCCGCGTCCTGAATAGGTACTCATATTCGTCCGCGCCAGACTCGCGGAGGTCCTGCTCCGCGTCAAGCATCGCGTATCGTATCGTAACTCCGGACTGTGATACATCTCGAACCGCCGACAACCGATCTCCGACCACCATAGCCAGATCCTTAGCCGCGGCATACGTCGTCCCCCAGCTATCGACCTGGAGGCGCGCATTGTCGAGACCAACCTCGCCATCGTCGGCGTAGAGCGGTCCGCCAGAGATCCTGGTAACTGTAATCGCCGGCAAGGGCGATCCCTGCGGCCGCGCGACCGGATACACCCTGGTGCCGACGATAGTCGTTATAGCTGCCCCAGCCAGCAGATAATTTATGACAGCGGTCTCGACGTTAGCTGTCATGCCTTGGCCATCTTCTTGGCGCGGCGCGCAACCGCCCGCTGAATCTCCGCCCAGAGCGTAGACTTGATCTGCTGCAGTATCTCACCTCGCGCCTGGTCCCACGCCGGACGCATGAACGGCTCCGCGGACTGGCGGCTCGTACCGAACTCTACCATGTGCGCCTGCGGCAGCGGTCCGGCCCCGATGAATATCTCAACGTCGCTGGGATCCCACCGGCGATGAAGAGAACGTTGCCTGCGCGACAGCTGCGTCGAGGCCTGGATACTCACCTGCAATTTTCCTGTCCGACGCGCCGCGTCGCCGGCCGCACGGCGTGCGATCGGCTGACCGGCCTGCAGCAGCGTCCGCTTCATGACGTTGCGGGCCGTAGCATCAGGCAAATCCCGACGAAGCGTCTCCTGCAACTCCGCCAGGCCTCCGATATGGACCCTGATCACATTTCCGCCGGGCATCGTATCCCCTTGTTCATCCGCTCGAACCGCAGGCAAAAGCCGGCCATCATGATGGCAAAATCTCTTTGCCGGAGAGCGTCAGCCGGCAATGAATTCATGGAGTGCTTAAGTTCAAAAACCTGAGTTGTTAATTCTTTGATCGCACTCTTTTGCTCTTCAAGCGCTTTCGATATCTGACTTATGCGATTATCAGTGGTATCGTCCGTTGATATCAATTTCGAATAGCCAAAACCCAGCCAGAATACTCCCGCCATGATGCCAACGACAGCGACGATCGGAAGGTAACCGGTCGATAGGTCTCTGATCGTCATCTGTCCTGCCTGGCTACCGCGTGAAATTCCAACCAGTGATTGCGCTCGAGCTCTCTGACGCCCGTCACATCATAGATCAAACCACCCTCCAGCTGCAGTCGATCCTTCGGTGTAACCGTGACAGTCTGCGAAGAATGACGCACCTGAAAATGTGCCGTCACCTGCGCGCCAACCTCCCGCGCGCGAAACGTCTCGCCGGCACTGGCATCAATCCGATTCGCCCAGATGGTCGCATAGTTCGTCCAGCTGTCGACCGGCTCGTTGTAATCGTTCGTCGTCTGCACGGCCCTGAGTATCGTCAAACGCTCGTCGAGCCGGCCCGCGTGCGGGACATCAACCATGAACGCCCCCGAACCAGCCCACCTTGTAAGGCGCGAGGAGACTGTGCACGACTTCCGGGACGTCTTCCTGTCCCGGCCTGTCGTACATGCTCTGCGTCAGCATCAGTACGGCCTCGCGGATAGACTCCGGCACGGCCAGGTTGGCCGGCGAACTCAGGTCCCTGTAGCCGCAGTCGAACGTCACTCGAACCGCATCCGGCTCCCCGACGCGCGTCGACGGCCACGACTGACTCGGCGCAAGGATCAGCCGTGACCGCCGCCGCGTGCCACCGGCAACGACACGATACGTTGAGGAAGCAAGTGTCTGCACGTCACCGTCAGTATCAAGATACTCGACGAGAGTGACCCCAATGAGCGGCGGCAACGGTATCTCGAGGTATCCCGTGACGGACGTCTCGAGGCCGGAGAACTCGCGCGACACGGTCAGGTCGTCCAGGTCACCAACCACCTGCGCTCCCGGAAACGACTGCACCTCAAGGCGCCAGGTCTGTGGCATCAACGCGCGACCGAGGATACCGTCAGCACCGTCGAGCCTCTCGGTCGCCGCCGCGACGAGCTGCTGGATCCGCGTGTCGTCAGCCGCCGTGTCGATGCGGAGCGCTTGCTTCGCCCGCTCGAGCGGCACGACCACGTCCATAGGCCCCTGAACGAGTATCAGCGCACTCACCACCGCCACCCCATGCAGTAGTCACCTGCCTTGATCCACAGCACCTCCGCTCCCCACGACTTCAGGAGATCGACGGCAGCCAGCTGACCAACGCCATAGCGTTCCGCATTGCCGGGTTTCTGCTCGACGACAACGACCGGCTTACAGCTTCGGATCGTCTCCTCTCCGCCAAGAAGCACCTCACGCTCCCATCCTTCAACGTCTATCTTAACGAGATCGACGCCAGTAAAGCCGTAGGAATCAAGTGTCCTCGCCGGCACCTCGATGTGAGCTTCTTCGACGCTGCAAGAAACAGCCCAATTGCCAGAATTACTACCCGGCGCGGTCATGCTGAGAGACGAAACCGAGGTAGACGACAGGGCAACATCATACACCTCTATGTTGTTAATGCCCTCTAGGTTGGCGGCGAGACAGAGAAGCAAGTCGGGCACGGGCTCGAAAGCGACCACACGAGAGAATGACGGACAGAGGACGCGAGTCCAAAGACCGACATGAGCGCCGACGTCGATCGCAAGCCGCCTCCGATCCTTGAAAGTCGCATCGATGGCCGCGACGATCTTACGCATCTGATAAGTACCGGCCCCGCGGAACTTTTCACCCTGCCTGAGATGAAATTCAAAGTGATCGTCACTGTCAGGTAACCAGATGCCCTGGACATTCTTCACAATCACCTCCAGTGCGGCTCGGAACGCTTGCCGCCTACCTCAAAACGCGGTGTTCTGCCATAACTCTTCCTCGGTCCTTTGGCGTGGTCAAGCCGGCTGCCGAGTTCACTCAACGGAAAAGGATGGTGGCTAGCTGCCGCCGGTCCTGACAGACCTATCGGCTCAGGCATCCAACCCTCGGCAACACACTGAAGAACGAGCCACTGTATGACATATGAATCGTGGGTCTCAGGAAGATCAAACACACGTCTGCTGTTATACAGATCCTGAAGCCTCGTCATGAATCTAACGTGCGCCGAATGCCGGCAATTGAAAAGCAAGAAACCGCACTCGGGATAGAGCCGCCGACGATCGAGCCAGGCCAGATATGAGTCGCTCCGCTTGAACAGAAGACCGCGCAACCACCTCTCGTCGACCGGTACGTGCGTCAAGGTGTCAGCATCCATCCACACCATGATGTCGCAATCCCGCGCCCGGGCGCCGGCGGTGATGGCCGCGACCTTGTGTGCGAACTTCACGCAGTCACGCCGAAAGTCGTAGGCTGATTTCCTCTTTCTGTTTCGCTTCGGATCACGACCGTGGGCATCGGGGACCGCTTCATGTCGGGCCTTCCAGTCGACAAACCACCGCGGAAACTCCAGACCGTAGACGTTAGGAGCCGCCGGCGCGGTAAAGCCCTCCGTGAACAATAACAAATCAATGTCCGAAGGCCAAAACCGGGCGAAGGTCTCGACCATGCGATGACCGTACTGTCGCCAACCGTCAGCGCTGCATGTCGAGATCACGAACGTACTCATAGTCCACCCATATCCTGACGTCGGTTCGTTGTCTGAATCTTCTGAATTTTCTATCCCACCACTCGGGAGGCCGCACGGTCAGGTGCACGTTCAGACCGTCTGAAAACTCTTTACCCGCCGGATTGCAAAAAATGTTGAAATAGGCAAACGTCGGTCGTCTGACTTGAAGAAGAGCAAAGGCGTCTTCCAAGACGTCATCGATGTCATCCTGTCTGATGTGCTCCATGACGTCCGTACATATGAGCCCGTCAAATTGTCCGGGCATCAAGAGTCGGTTCAGCCGAACCACGCCCGGATCGTAGCAGTGCGGCAGGATACCTCCCCAACGCTCGTGCACGCGGTCGACGAGATACTGATATCCCTTGCCAGATCCATAGTCTGCGATCCGCGTCGCACCGACGTCTCTCACCAATCCGGCGATGTGGTCGGCATTCTCCGGATCGATAGAGCCAGACCACCACTTCGGGTGGCTAAGATGACTGCGAAGATAACGCTTGGCATATTGAAATTTACCCACGAGTCTCCGCCAAAGATATGAGGTAGTTATTCGCCGCGCCCGTCCGGATCTCATCCACATTCCACTGACAGTAGGCGAGATTTGCCAGCAACTGTTGACGTTCCACTTCATCGGCAAGTTTTGGTACTTCCACGTCATCTAAGGAAGTAGACGAAATCGGGCGCACGACTCCATCGCCCAACACAATCGACGGTACGCCAGCGAGTAAAGCGTCAAAGCAGGTACTAGACCCGTGCGTGACGAGACAGTGCGCCCCTCTGAGAGCGGCATGGATATCGCCGTTCTTACCACGCGGAGCAAACTCAGCATCAGGCACGGATGTAGCGGCTTTCCATGACGGTTTCGGCCTATAAACGATCCGACGATCGGTGCGTCTGCGAATCTCCCGAACTACCTCTTCGGCGTACGCGGTAGGATTCTTCTCATCATGCCCCACAAAGTCATGATATTTAGCGGACGAGCCGCAGTAGAGGATATGTTTGCCCCGTCGCCAGGGCCTGAGCATCCTCAGCCACCCCTGCGCCACAGCACGATCCGCGGGCCTGAGAACATCCATCAGATATCCGGTCGGTTGTTGCGCGCAAAGCGTCACACGCCACCATCGAGGCCAGTCACGATTGTAACCCTTATCCCAGTAGAGCCAGATCTTGCCGGCTGCGTCGAGCTTCCTGATGAGTTCACCGCGCTTCACGCCGACGAAGCAATACGCATCTGCATCAGGGATCTGCGAGGTATCCGAGATAAAGCAGATGTTCAGACCAGAGGCTCTGAGGGCGTCATGTAAAACGATTTCACGTTCTTTCTCGGACGTATAAAAGAGAAACCTCATAACAGACCTCTGATATGTTCCCACGCCTGGCCGGTCCTCATCTCCTGCGGCGTCCACTGTGCGTAGGCTACGTCGGCGAGCAACTGCCGGCGTTCGGCGTAAGGTCGGCTCATGCCGAGAACCTGATCGGAAACCAGACGACCGACACCCTTTATCGCAAAAATCGGCACGTCAAGCATCAGCGCCTCTACGGCCGTGTTGCTGTGGTGCGTAACGAGCACTCGCGAGCGACGCAACGCCACTTCAATGGTCTCCGACGCCGGTCGGGCTTTCGTCGGCTTCGGACGATAGACGAGCGGCCATTGCGGTAGTGTCTCTCGCAACGACTTCATCCTGCGAAGCTCCCACTGCTCGAAGCGATAGCCGTGCGTGCCGGCCGCCTTGGCTGACATGCCCGCGAGCAGAATCACCTCTCCAATGCCGTCACGGCGCTCGACGATCTCCAGACCTGACGCTTCGAATCGATCGATCGGGCAACCCTTCTTCATGGTTTTCGCCGTATCCCAATCATCAATGGCGAGACGATGGTGACCTTCGGCAGAATTGTGAGGCGGCCGCCGGTTCCAATAACCGAGATCCCAGTAGACGTAATGTGCCCCGGCGGCGAGATAGCTGCGAAACACATGCTCGTGCGTCCACCCGTACGCGACGGCAACGTCGGCCGTGACGCCGTTAAATCGAGTAAGGATGTCAGACTGCAGACCGCAACGCCGCGCGCCACAATGCATCGCCATCGCGACGTGCATAGCCCGCCGGTTGTCGTCGGTGGCATAGATCGCTAGTCGCACCACTCACAACTCCTTGAACGGCATTCCTGTTGCTACTTCCTCATCCGTCCACTGTGCTTCCAGGACGCGACGCAGCATGGCTTCACGGTCGCCAAGACGTGGCCGCTGCAGCGTCTTTAATCCGTGACTGCCGGCTTCCCGGCCTATCCAGCGATCGAACTCATAGACCACGGGCACTCCGGCGAGAAGCGCCTTGAGGCCGGCACCACTGCCCCAGATCACGCAGACCGCAACGCCTCTCAGGTCCTGCTCGAGCGTCCGCCTCGACGGATTGCCGCCGGGATGCGGTCTCAGACGCACGACGCGCTCACGATCAACCGCTCGGATCCTGCGTTGAACGTCAGCAATCCACCCGGCTGGCATGGCGACCCCTGGCGGTCCGATCCCCCTCTGGGGCATGACGAGAACATCACCGACGGTGCCGTCGCTGCGCCAGGGACGAATTTCCAGACCGAGCGTCGGTATCGTTCGCGCCTCACACGCCAATGGCCGGCCAGGGCCGTTGTGATGGTTCAACGACAGGGCGAAAGTCTTTCGGGCCCCTGCAAAATCCAGGTAGCCGTTCTCAGCAACGACGACCCGCGCGCCGGCGGCCTCGTAACGCGATGCCAAGACGTGGTTGGCACCGTATCTATTCCAGATGACCAGGATGTCGCACGGACGCGGACAGCTGACCGGCTGCTTGCAGATCGAAAAGCCGACCGCCTCGAGGCCATGAACAAAAGCCTCACGCCTGTAGTGAGGCAGGTCTCGGATCAGCAAAGATGCGATCGGCACTATTTTCTCTCACAATCGGCTTTCAGACCCTTCGCAACTAGGATCTTTATCGCCTCAGTGAGTGATGGAATAGGCCGCTGACGAGCACGCCAATCCTCTATATCGGTCATGAATTTGGCGTCAACGCGCATTTGAAATGTGCTACGTCGCCTTTCCTCAAACTTCTTGGTCATGATGCAATCTATAATCCAACATTCGTGAGGTCAACAAAGAATGAATGTATTGACAAACAATACATACAGTAACATATTGCTTGTCATTAGCTGAAAGGAATTTATATGATTGATTCACTAGGTATTATCAAAACGCTCCGAGAAGCGGCAAAACACGCACAACGTTTGAATCTCGACATTCCACTGATTATTAAACAGGATGGAATATCCGTTCAATCACAACTGGTCAGTTGGGATGTCCTCACGGCACCCAACGGCCAGACAGTCCTCATCACCATGATCAATCAAGTTTCAATGGAATGAGTCGATAGTCGTCCACACGATTATCGACTTAATATATTCGCGTAATGAGCATTATGGTGACTATGACACATACGTTGCCACAAACGTGGCCGGCTCAAGTCGATCGCCAGAACCTCCGCGTTGTCGCCATAGCGCGCGTAAGGCCCGTTACGTTAATATGTCTGCGGTCAAAAAATGGTAGTACGTAGCATCGGCGCCGCCGCCTGCCTGTATGCCTATTTTTGTCTGATTTGATGATAAGTATGTATCGGGTTCGTTCCAGACAGGCTCGCCATCCACTAATATAGTGATGGATGTACCATCGGCAATGACCTCAGAATACCCGGTTTTCAAGGCAGGAATACTACGGCGTATTGCTACGCTACCGTTCACAATTTTATCCAGCTTCGGCCCCACCCGCCAGTAATTGAGCGAGTCGGCAGCACGAAATATCACCCATCCCTCAGTGCCTAGCGCAGCGAATTGCCACATTATCCGGCAGTGTTCCCCGCCGGTCCCTAAATCAACCAGGGCGCGATTGTTGCCAGTCGTCGTATTATACGCGCGCCCTGTCGAAATACCGAATGCGCCTGCGCTGATCACGTACGCTTGGCCAGACGGCGCAGTTCCGAGACTCCCCGCATCGGGTCGTTCGAAATCGTCATAAAACGTATTATTTGTATCTGCCGCAAACACTGGCAATTCGGCAACAATATCGGCATGGTTAAATTTAGCAGGAGCACGCCTCACTTCCGTAGATGCGATGATGCCGAGATACGCCTCTCCTCGCTCATCTCCGGATGTTGACGTATTTACAAAACACGATCTGTAAAAACCTTTGGCGTAAACATATCTTTCGGCCGAGAACGTCAGCCCATTATCTGTACTATATGCCTGATATAGCGAGCCTCCGCCGCTGCCGCCGTCCTGGATCAACCCCACGATCGATCCGTTTGATTGTCGGACGAAAAATCCGTGCCACCACGAACCGCTGTCGGGATGAGCTAATGCTATTGCGACGGGATCAGACCAGCCGGCATAGGGATCGGCTCCGCTATTTGTCATCCGCACGAATGCGTTGCCAGCCAGAAGGATATCGCACCCCATTATTACCCATGTGGTCCCATCATGCCACAGCGACGGGGCCGCGACCCGGCGCACAGCAATACCAGCACCGTAAATCATAACCGGAGTAGTCCACGTCACGCCGTCCGCCGATTCACACAGCATAAGGCGCTCTTCCGGAGCTGACACGCTGTTGTATCTGTAAAGTAGATACAATTTTGCACCATCCGGACTTAACACCAGATGCGGATCGGAATTATACCCTCCGGTGGCCACGTCTGGCGGCGCCGGGACAATGGGGTTGGTTACTCCAGCGGGCAC